GCGTGAGGGTGGGCAGCGTTACGGCCTGGACGATGCCCTGCCAGCTATCGCCGTTGCTGAACAGGTTCAGGTCCTTGAGCTTCTTGGGGAGTGCCATTGATCAGTGTCTCCTGTCAGGCGGTCGCGGCGACGCGCTCGGCGAAGTCGGCGAGATACGAATCGGTGATGCGCTGCTGGAAGCCGAGATCCTCGAGCGGCGGCACCGGGGTGTAGTCGTAATCGATGCGCAGCTTGCCGGCCTTGAGCGAGGTCTCGGTGTTGAGGTCTTCGTTCAGCCAGGCGGAGCCGTCGACGATAAGGCCCAAGTTCTTGAGCTCGCGGAACTTGGCGTTGACGCCCTCGATGATGTCCCGCGCCAGCGAGGCGTGCATCGGCTTGTCGACGGCCCACAGGTGCGCTTCGGCGACGGTGTCGGCGAGAATTTGCGCGGTGCGCGTGTAGTTCTCGAAAGGGAACAGCGACTCCGGCACGGCGCAGGTGCGCGAGCCCCAGAAGCGGTAGCCGTTCTGCTGGACCAGCGTGGTGACGTCGGCGGCATTGAGGATGCCGGCATCGGTATTCGGCGATTGCAGATCCCAGAACACGTCCTTCGAGATCCCGGTGACACCGTTGACCACGACATTGGAAAGCGTCTTGTGCCAGCCGACTTCCTGGTCGAGCTTGGCGCGCAGGCCGAGTGCCACGGCGACGGGGCTGACCGTGACGGTAGCGGCGCCGTCAGTATCGAACGCCTCCCACTGCGGCCAGATCACCATCAGCTCCCGCGCGCCGAACTGGTCGCGGTAGGCGGTGGCATCGGTGATCGTCACGCAGCCATGGGCGTGGACGTAACCGAAGGCACGCAGCTGCTGCAGCACCGGCACCAGGGCGGTGGCGACTTCCTGGGTATCGAGATCCGGACAGCCGATGATGCGCGGCGTCACGCCCAGCTTCTGCTTGGCGGTGAGCAGCGCTTGCAGGCCGGTACGCTGGCCGTTCTCGTCGGTGGTACCGATGACGTTGGCGCTGGTCTCGGCCTCGTCGAGGCCTTCCTCAACGCGAACCACCACGATGATCGGCTTGGACTGATTTCTGATCGTGGTGAGGGTGTTCTTCAGCGTGCCCTGGGTACCGGCCTTGCCGATCGCGGTATCGACATTGGTGACCAGCGCCGGGCGGTTGACGGGGAATGTTGTCGCGTCGGCGTCCGACGCGGTACAGACCACGCCGACGACCGCCGTGGAAATGGTACGGATGGTGCGGTTACCGTCATTGACCTCGGTAACGCGCACCCCGTGGTGGTATTGATCGAGTGCCATGGGGGCTCCTGCGCAGGTTCAACTGCAAAACGTGACATCACGCAGGTATCGTGCGGGGTGAGACGGTAGGGTGTTAGTGGGGCGGGGTGTGGCTATTGTGACTCACACCTAGACATGGTGAGTCTTGGCCAGGGGAATGGGGGGCAGGCGTCATGGTTGTCGGGATAAGGTAAGATGGGCGAGCTGTGGGCATTGCAAAATGATGGGGTACAAATAAAGTAACAGGGGGATCAGAAAATGTTCACGGTAATTACTGGTGTTTTGGTTTTTGTGATTAGCCAGCTTTTGATGCATTTTGTCATTGAGCCGGCATCGAATTTGAAGAAAGAGATTGGCTCTATAACCAACACATTTATTCGCCGCTCAACTGGGGAAGAAAGCTTCAGTATGATACCCGATACGGTTCTAGCGCTGCGTCAGCACGCGGCTGCATTGATGGAGGGATTGTCGTTAGTTCCGTTTTACGGCCAGACACGAAAAGTCATAGGTTTGCCGACAGCTCATAAAATTGTCGAAGCTGCCCATGATCTAAATATGATAGCCAACCAAATAGACTATTTAATAGAAAAAGCTGAGTCTGATGGGGATGAAGAGGTCAATTGGATAGCCAGCGACGAGATAGTCGATGCGTGTAATCGGCTAGGTCAAAACCTTGGAATTGCAGTTTTTCTAGGCTGGGTTACCCGCTTGCTCGATGAAAGGAATGGGGAGTGTTTGAAACATAGGCCCGCGCAGCGGCAGGCTTAGGTGCGGTGGTCGCATCAGCTCGGGGTGGAGAGTAGACCAGGAATAGCAGGAAGATGATCGGGCGTTGTGGGGTGGGGGACACAATAAGCCCGAGCGGGACGTCGAGGAGCAGTGCGTCATGCCCCTTATAGAGAGTGACGCGCCCATGGGGGCGCCATTCGATACCCTGGAGGCATAGATGCTGGCGATTGCGATTGCTCTACTGAACCTGGCTACGGCCCTGCTGGAACTGCTTGAGCTGCTGCCGCTGTAACGATAAGCGCCCGCCGATCGGCGGGCGTCTTGCTTTCCGGATGGGAGCGGCTGGCTACAACTCTACCGCCCCAATCCCCTCCCGACCCTCGGTTTCAAGCGCGGCGACGCCACGTGCGGCTTCAGGCGGAAAAGGGAGGTTGCATATTTTCTGCTACGTTGTGTGAGGGGAGGATAGCTATCTCACCCCATAATTGACAAAAATGACTGGTAATAACGCAGAGGGTTTAATAATGAATGATCACGAATACGTTAATTTCTCACAAGAACATGAACTTAACTACATACTGAGGAAGTTTGATAAACGGCAGACGCAAAGCAATCGAGATGTGCTGATTGGTATCGGTGACAGTGTGAAGGCAAGTACCGGAAAACGGATATTGCAACATGGTGAATTTCACACTTACGTAGGCAGTCAGCTCCATAGGCTTGAGTAGATGCTTATCTGAACAGTATAGAGCCCGCCTTTCGGCGGGCTACCTTTCACCACACCACCGCTTTGATCCCCTCCCGATCCTCGGCCTCGAGCGCCGCTTCGATCTCGGCCTTGCGCTCCCAGCTTCTGCGGTACTGCGCGCTGACGTGCGCCTGGGCGGCCTCGGCGAGCTCGAGCATTTCATCGGCCGTCAACTGATACTTCGCATTCGATTCGGCGCGGAACTCGAATGTACCCTCGGGATTGCGCTGGGCGCTGACTGCGAGGCCCATGATGTTTTCGCGGTCGCGTTGGCGCATCTGCACCGTGTCCGTGGCGTCGCCGAAGGTGTGCTCGAATCCCCCGGCGATGGCGTCGTCGCGGGCGGTTTCGATGGCGCGGCGTTTGCGGGCGGCGAGGTCGGCCAGGGGTTCGGGCGGGATCTCGACCCAGCAGGGGCGGCCGTTGGCGTCGGCACCTCGGCGCTTGCCGTCTGGTGGCTGGCCCTGGCCGTATTTCTGCCATTCTGCGGAAGAGACCTCGATCGCATCAGCGGGCCAAGACTCGCTGGCAATGTAAGCAGGCCTAAGCGCAGAGGGGTAAAAAGCATTACTTTTCCTTGAATAATAATACTTCATAATTATTTTCTCTCACTTTCCCAAGAGGATTATATAAGCGAGCTTTGGTCCAGACTCCGGCCCGGTTACGGGTTCCCATCTTATGTTCATTGAGGCGTTGTCCGGGAAATTTGCCTTCCAAGCCACCAATGTGGATTCGGCTGTCCCAATATCTAAACAAGCAGCCGAACAAACAGTATTCGGAAAGGGAATAACTAAAGGGAAGTTTGTGAAGCCGGTTCTATAGCCCATGGATTTCTGCATCCATTGGATAATCAAGCCTCCCAGCCAACTGGGAAGTATGATGTATCCGTCGCCTCCTATGGCATATGAAACACCCCACCGTAGCTTCTTCGGCGTAACCGCCGTGGCGTCATCGGTGCCCGCATCGACCTGCGTCTGCGTCGCAACTTTGAGCATGCCGGCGACGGTTTCGGTCGCTGCCTTTACCCAGCCCGTCGCCCACGCTTTGAGCTTTTTCGCGGTGACGAATTTGGTGTCGTTGGTGCCGGCGTCGACCGTGGGCTGGTCGGCAACCCGGTCATCAATCGCGGCTTTCACCCCGGCGAGGTGCGCGGCGCGGTCGGTGCGTGTTCCCTCGCGCGTCTGCTCGCTGGTACCGAACTGCACCATTCCCTGTTTGCTGGTCGTGCCAGCAGGGTGATTGCGGCTTTGCGCGTGCTCGTCGATCCCGTCGTCGACATAAGCTCGCGTTGCGAGGACCACCGCCGGGTCAACCTTCAGCTCGACGTTGGCGGTGTTGCTGAGGATCAGGTGCATACGCACGACTTGGTTGCGTCCCGAGCCTTGGGCGAGCAGCGGCTTGTAGCTGGGGGCGCAGTTGGCGACGGCGACAAAATCGCCATCCTCATCTTCGAGGCCGAGTTCGCGGATCCACCAACCACCGACGTTGGGCGGCAGTACCAATTCAGCGATCAGGATTGCGGGGTTGGCCGGATCGATGGAGAGCTGGTTAATCGCGGCTCGGTAGACTTGGTGGATCAATCCGGTCTGCTCAGGATCCGGTACCGGGTCGGAGCCATTGGCATCGCCCAGCAGCATATGGGTGAGCTTCCATGGGATCTTGAGCGCGTTGGCGTTGGACTGCTTGGCTTCGCCGATGTCGGTCAGGAAGCCGCCGAAGGTGGAGTTTTCGTCAACCATAGAGATGAATGTCCAAGGTGTCGGTGGTGGTAGTGGCTACGGCTTGCCGCGAGTGGCATACGACGTCGAGGTCGGGTGTCTCCCAGGGCAGGACGTCGAGTTCATCCCCGTCGTAGACGGACACCCCGACGTACGTTGTCAGCGAGGTGCTCAACGTGATGTCGAGGCCAGTGATGTGCCGAGTCAGAGGTTTGGCATCGGCGATCAGCCGCTCAAGTTCGGTGAACATCTCTTCGGTGATGCCGGTGTCGAGCACGCCGATGCGCAGCGCGAAGGTGCCGCGCGGGCCCGGTGGGTCGGTCTGCCACCATTCGGTGACTTCCAGCAGGTAGCCCAGGGGCTCGACGACGCGGCGCAAGGCCGAAATAGTCCCCTTCTTCTGGTGCACGTAGAACGCCGAGCGGACCACGCCGCGTTTCGTGGCATCCGACCAGGTCGTATCCCAACGGTCTACGGAAAACGCCCACGCCAGATAAGGAAGAAGAGGCATAGGGCAGGTGTCAGGATTCCACAGTTGCCGCAGCGGCGTGGGTACACGCTCGATCTCGGCCAGCGCTTGCGATGCATCGCGCTCGAGGTCGGTGCCGTTGGGTGGTAGCAGGCTACGATTACTCATCGGTGCCCCCAATGCGCAAGACGATCTCGGTGCAGTGGGAAGCCTGGGTATCGTCGAGGACGACATCCTCACTGGGCGAATCGAGCTCTACGCGTTGAACGCCTTCGACATGCAGTGCGGCGTAGATCGCCGAGAGGCGAATATCGCGCCCGAGCCGGCGTTGCGTCTTTACATAGTCCTCGGCACGCGACTGCGCAGCGTCGCGAATCGGGTCTTGCTCGGGGCCGGGGTAGAGGTACAGCGTGGCGTCGATGGCGTAGTCGACGATCTCGGCAGATTGCACGGTGAGCCGGTCGCATACCGGGCGGACGGTCTCAGCGGAGAGTGCGGTATATACGGTGTCGAGCAGATCCTGGTCGGCGGTGCCATCGCCCAGACGAGAGAGCACAGTGACCAGGGCATCGCAGGGGCTGGGGCTGATCGCGGTGACGTCGGCGACGCGGCCGTCTGCGCTGAGTGCGTGGAATTCATAGGCGCCCGTGGGTCCGGCAACGCTCAGTCCCTCGAAGGCACGCTGCGCGCGAAGGCGAAGCTCGCGATTGCTCTCGTACGTCGGCGGTACCGGTGGCGAGGCATCGGGATCGCCGGGATCGACTTCGAGGCGTTGGGTGTTGAAGTTGGCCACCATGTTGTCGAGGTCGTCATCGTTGGCGTAGGCGAGCATCACGGCGCGTGCCGCCTCGTTGACCCGCTGGCGCCAGGTCATTTCCCGGTAGGCGTTTTCCTGCAACAGCTTGGTGATCGGTTCGCTTTCAAGCTTGAGCGTGGCCGCGACGTCGTCGCGTTCGTCCTCGGGCGTCAATTCGAGCAAGCGGGATTTGCGCTCGGCGAAGATCTCCTCGAAATCGAGCGTTTCGACGACATCCGGGGCGGGGAGCTGGGATAGGTCGATGGGTGAGCTCATGCGCTGGCCCCTAATGGCACGTCGATGGCCACGTCGTCACCGGTGTCGACGCGGCGTGCGGTGATGCGCAGGTCGAAGCGCCCAGGGCGTGTCGTGGAGACGATGCGGGTGATTTGTGTCACGCGGACGCGCGGCTCCCACTTCATCAGCGCGACGACGGTGGCCGAGTAAGCGCGCAAGGCGGTCGCGCCGTTCAGCGGCTGGTCGATGAGTTCGGGCAGCAGCGAGCCGTAGTCGCGACGCATCACGCGCGAGCCCAGCGGCGTGGTCAGGATGTCGGTGATCGATTGCCGGATATGCGCGAGCGATTCGAGGCGCTGACCGGTGGTGCGCGACATGCCTGCCATCATTTCACCTCGTAGGTACCGGAGGATGAGCCGCCGGTGACCGGTACCTCGGCGTTCGCGTGGACTTCATCGACGACGGCGTTGGCGATGGCTTCGGCCATGCGGTTGACCCAGCTGTATTGGCCTGTGGCGGTGGCGCCCTGGGCGCGCATTTCGCTGACGATGCGGCTCTTGAGCTGTGATTTGCTAAGCGCCATGGCTTATTTCCCCGCCGTGACCGTTGATGAGCCGTCGCCGTGCGGGTTGCCGGTGAAGTGGCAGATATGGCCCGTGGTGACGACCGGGTTGCCCTTGTTGTGGTGGATCGCCGTGGCGTCGACCGTGGCGACACCGTCAACGGTTGCCTTCATGTCGCCGCCGACAGTGGCGGTGAGGTTACCTTCCACCTCGAGGTGGATATCCCCCACGCACTGGATCAGCAGCCGGTGATTGTCATGGTCGTACTCGATGTGCGTGCCGTCCGGGTACCATCGGCCGATGACGTTGGGATCGCTGGACGGCGCGGGGTGCGCCTGACGATAGAGCCCGGTGAGCACGATGCCGGCGGCCGGGTCGCCGCCGGGCGAAAACATGATGACCTGCTCGCCCACGGTGGGTGGATCCCAGTCGCGCGTGTTGCCTGCGCGGACCTCGAGCCACATCAGCCAGTCGGTGAGCAGATCGCCGGATTGGACACGCACGCGCGCGGCGTCGTGATCCACGGCGGCGATGGTGCCGGTGCGGATCAGGTTGTGAATCAGACGGAGAAGTTCGGCGACGTTGTGCATGCCGCTATCGTGCGGGGGCTGCGGTGACAGGCGAAGTGGTGGCGGGTGTGGCGCGGGCGTCTTACACCGAGTCCAGATGCGTGAACAGCGCGTTGATGACGAGCTCGCGATCGGCGTCGGTGAAGCCGAGCAGCTCGCGCTGCGGGTATTCGATAGTGGGGCCGTCGCGGTCGACGCGATCGCGCAGGCCGTATTGGTGGGTGCGGGCGAGCCGGGCGACATTGCCCATGAAACCAACCACAGCGGTGTCGCCGTGCGCGGTGGCCTTCATCCACTTGGCGGTGGAGAGCTTGTCGAACATGGCCTCACGGCGAATGCTGCCCTGGCGTGCCCGCCATTTCTGCGGCTTGCGCGGGGCATAGGGCGTGCCGTCGGGG